TTATTCCCTTTCCATCTGCTCCATGAAGCGGCGAATTTTTTCGCGTTCACGTTCGCCTTCTGCTTCCTCCATCATCTCATGCAGATGCATCATCATACCATCCTTGGCATTATGGCGGCTGTAGCCACCCATGCGCCCGTCACGGCTGTAGCGGCCCATGGAATCGCGTTTGCGGCCGCGGTAGCTGGAGCCACGGCCATAGGTGCCGCGCATATCGGCTTCCCAGTTACCGTCACGGCTGTAACCGCCGTCTTCCTCCAGCATCTCAATCTTGTCCAGATTCTTGATGGTGTCGGTCAGCTTGTGGATAATATCCAAGTCACCAGCGCCCCACTCGCCCTTGTTGACAATCTCCTCCAGTTCATCACAGAGTTTTTCTTTCAGTTTGTACATATATTCCATTGTCTGTTCTCCTTTCAGGCCACACGTTCCACAATGAGGTTTGCGTTCTCAACCTCAATCGTTTCCGTGCTTGTATTCTTGACGGCCACAGTTACGCAGCAGCCGCGAGGGACCTCGATAAAGGCCGCAGCGAAAACATTGAAAAAGTCATCCACAGCCGCAGGTGTTACAATGGCGGTGGCGCTTCCCAGCGCTTCCCCTTCCACCGCGATAGCAATGGAAATGGGGCCAACTGCACCGCCCGTGGGAATGGCAATATTGCTGCCGAACACAACTTTATAGCGGGCACGGCACTGATTCGTCATTCCTCGCAGGGTAACAATGCCGGAACCATCCCTGTGTACAACACAGTTAGAGCCGCTTACGGGTGTTTCCGTAAACACAACATTTTGGCCTGCAGCTACCTGCTGCACAAATACTCCAGTAAATTCAGCCATAATTTCAATCCTTTCTTTGTGAAAAAATAGCGGCGGGTTTCCCCGCCGCTGTTGTCAAAATCGGCACGGGGCCGAACATGTAAAACTCGTTTACAAGCTGATGGTTATGCAGTTTTTAGCAGACGCAGCTATTATAGCCGCAACACCCCGTGTAGGGGTTGGGCACCTGATAGGACGGCACCGGGGAAGGCGCGATACGGCGGATAAGCTCGTTAGTCTGCGCGTCCAGCGTCGCGGTCAGGTAGCTATTCTGGTTCGCCTGAGAGGCCGCCAGTTTCAGGCTCTGGTTTTCCGCCTGGAGGCTGGCAATCTTATCCTGCGTCAGGAAGTCCAGAATGGCGCGGCTGTTGGCGTTGGCATTGTCGATAATGTCACGGGTGCTGTTCTGGATGGTGTTGCGCGTATCACAAGCCTGCGTTGCCATATTGTAGTTCACGCCGTCAATAGCGCGCTGGGTATCGCAGCAGCACTGAGCCATCTGAGTGCTCAAGCTGTTAAGGCCCTGCTGGGTCTGATAACCCAAGGTACAAATGGCATTGTCCACGCCGTGGAAGCCGTTGCTCACCGCGTCACGGATGGAGGTCTGGCCGTTCTGGAGGCCATTCAGGGCAAAGCCTTCATTGATGTCTGCGCGGGTAGCATAGCCCTGAAAACCGGGGCCATTCACGCCGTTCCCGCCGCCGAAGCCGCCATAGCCGCCCCAGCCGAACATACCGAAAATCAGGAACAGGATTATCCACGCGACCCACTCTCCGCCCCACATGCCGCCGTTGCCATTGCCGTATGCAGGCTGCACCGGCATAGTCAAAGTTGCATCGCTCGAAAGAGACATATTTTTTACTCCTTATTTTATATTTCAAAACCGTGGCCACGGATTTTGAGCGTTATTTCCCAAACATTCCCCGCATGGAATTAAACATTCCCTGCATCTGCTGGGCCTGCTTCTGCACCTGGTCTAGCTGTGCCTGCGAAATGCGCCCGCTGCTCACCATTTCCTGTATCATGGCATTCGGGTCTTTCCCCTTCATCTGCTGCATGAAATTCTGAAACTGCTGCATCATCGGGTTTCCGTGCTGTCCGCCCATAGCATTGAAAAACGGGTTCATTTCGCATCCTCCTTCGCAGGTTTATCTTCTTTGCCCGTCAGCGCGTCCAGACGGGCCGCCAACGCCTGCAATTCCGCCTTTGTAGCAAACTCTGTGCCCGTTGCTTGCTGCGGCGTTCTGGGGCCGCTGGTGCGCTCTACGAGGTCATATATTTTGATGGACGGCTTGCCGGAGGCGTCGGCCTGTTTGAGGTAAATTGTAGGGCTGTTGCTGTCCCATAAAGCAACGGCAGAGTTAGGGGCCACGAGATAGCCCATTGCCTCCTGCTCACCATTTACCCAAACGATGTTTTGCCCGGGCTGTGCCGGTTGCTGTGGTACAGGCTGGTACTGCTGCCGCAGTTGCGCAAGCTGGTCTTGCATCGGCGGCTGGTAGTATGGAGGCTGATAACCTCCGTAGTAATTCCCGTATGCCATATTCAATTACCCTTTCTGCCAGTAATACAGCGGAATTTCACTGCCGCTGTCCCATGTGTCAAACCATTCCCCGTTCTGCACGCATACTACATGCCCGGAAAGGGCCAAAATGTAAGTGCCCGACGGATGCTCTTCCGCAAACTGTGCCACCGTGTAACAGTCCGGGCAGGTGTTAGGTAGTATCTGCCTTTCAAATCCCTGTTCCCGTAGGTAGGCCCCCCACACATGGTTTGCACTGGGCATGTCGCCCATCATATAGCCCTGCATTGCAAGGCCGATGTAGGTTTCATCCCAGCTTTTCCCAAGGGCCTTTGAAATGGCCCGCACTGTGCAATCCCCCACATTTTTGTGCTCCGGGTTAGCGTTATAGCTCACAAATCCCACGTTCCATTTCACTCCCCTCTGATGTGTGTATTTCCTCGCCTAGCTCTGGCAGCGTCAAAGCCTCGCAATGCCTGTAAAACATTTCTATCGCCATGGAATACCCGCATCCGCTTTGCATCATTTTTCTTATATATTCATTCATAAAGTTCACCGCAAAAGGGGGCGTTGCGTGTACGCGCCTGCGGCGGGCGGGGTGTGTTCGCCTCTTGCCCCTCTACCCTAATTTTAAGCAAAAAAAAGAGGGGAAACCTTTCGGCTTCCCCTCAATATCCTGTTATGAATCTGTCAGATTTCCCGCATGATTTTCTTTGCCGCGGATTTAATTTTTCTTTGTATTGTGGCCTCTGAAACATTCAGCGCCATTGCCATTTCCACCGTGCTTTCCCCGCGTCGGCGGCGTTCGAACACCTCCTGTTCCAACCGGCTGAAACCACAATCCTGCAAAAATCGGTCACATTCCGCACGGCTGAAATCAAACTTGTACATGGCTTTCACTCACCGCCTGCGTCTCCGTAGAGGCCGTATTAGGCAAATAGGCTGTTGCTGCCATAAAACAAAACGCCACGCAAAAGATAAGCGTTTTCGCAATGTCAACAACGCAGCGCCGTTTTTCCCGCTTTTTGTACTCACGCACAATTTCCATTGCCATGCTCATTTCTTCGTTTTTGTGTTCCATATGCACACCTCTCATTTCTTGAAAACTTAATCATATGGGTTTGATTTTTCACTGCCGTTACTCAGCAGCCACATAAACGAGCGTTGCGCCCGTGTCAATCCCGGCAGGCTGTCTATCGCATTTTTTCTGTCTTCGTTTCTTACGCCTCCTTCTCCATCCCAGTTTTCAATCTGCTTATAATACGCCCACAATGCAAGGCCGTCTGTTCCAAACTCTTCGTACATGTCTGCATACTTTTCCCGTGCTTTTGGCACAGAATAGTCTTCAAACATTTCACTCAGCGCAATATCCTTAGCTGCCGCATATGCACCTTGCAGGGCGTCGGCCTTTTGTTCATCCTCCATCGAATCATACCCCGGCATCTCCAAAAATGCGTTGGCGGCATCATAAGAAGCTTGCCCAAGCAGCTTTTGGAACTCCGAATACTGTTGGTTGTCAAGGTCTATTTTCTCCCCGGCCACCGTCACCGTGCGGTCTGCTTTGTGCGGGAAAACACCGCTGTCGTTCGTGGCGTCATACAGCCGCATAATTTCTTCATCAATCGGCGTCTGCCCTCCGCTGTACCCAAGCTGCCCAGGGTTCAAATATTGTGCAAAAGCAGCTTCCAGTGAATTGCCGCTTCTCTGCACTTCATTTCCCCAAGTGTCGTATGTGGCGGGCAATGTCTGTGAAAGGCCCGGTATCTTGCTTTTCAGGGTATCTATCTGTGTCTTGAAGAAGTCACCTTTTGAATAAGTGGAGCGCTGTGTAGTGTCAGCCACGCGGGCCGTCGCCCCCACCAAAGAGGGAATCAGGCGTTGCGGTGTTTCCAACACTTCATTTGTCAGGTTTTCAGTTGGGGAACCATAGCCAGAAAACACGTCCAGCAGGTTTTGCAATGTACTCTGCTGTAGCAGCGTATCACCAAAGGCCGACACACTGTTTTTTATAATGTTTGTAAGGTCTTTGGCCTCTATGCTTCCGTCCTTGTCAAGCTGGCTCATAATGGTGCTGCCCAGCACAAGGCCCATTGAACCGGGCTGTGCCCAGTCATAGGTGTAATAATTGTCCCCAAACTTCACCGCATAGGGCAGCCACCCCTGCTGCTTCTGAAAGGCCGCCTTGTCCGCATCTTCATCCTCCGGCCCGGTGATAATTCCCTTGTTATAAAGCCCGATGCCCAACAAAATTGCCAGTGTGCCCGTTGTCGCTTTAGCCACTTGGTCTATTACTGCGGCGGCTTCCGCACCATTCTTTGCCATCTTTACGGCGGAATAAATCCCCGCCGGGCTGTAGTCCAGTGCGCGCATCGTCACGTTAGCTGGTGTTTTGGTAAAAGGCAGCAGTGTTTCGCCTACAAACCCTGTATTTTTCTTAATGCTGCTCACAAGCCTTGTCAGGGCATTGTCATCCTTGAAGGTGGCCTTCATAGCTTCCTGCACAGCACGGTCAATGGCAGAGGCAGGCACGGCGTCCAGAGTTTTGGCGCCGGATGCTTCAATGGCCTTAGAAAGATACGATTTGAAGCGTTGTGCCACGAATCCTTTGTCGCCAAGCTCCAGCAGGCCGTAGGTCAACTGCCGCACATTTTCCGCTACACTTTTCTCGCTCGAAAGTGCGTCAAATACGGAATCTCCCGTCAGCTTTTGTGAAATCGTGTTTAGGCCGCCCTTTACCCTGCTCCCTACATCTTCCAAAACAGGAATATCGCCAGCCGTGTGCCCGTTTATCCCTTTGAACATCTCTTTTTCGCGTATGCCCTGCATGGCGCTGTTTTCCCATTTGCTCGCAGTGTTATCAATGCTTCCTTTTATGCTGTCATATACCTGTGCGGCAAGGTCTTTGCTTTCCTTGCTGGCCGTCAAGGCCAGTTCCGGCTTGAAATCAGGGTTTATCTTGCTGTATACCTTCTGCCCTAAAGCAGAAACCTTGTCCGATGCAAAAGTGGCTGGCATCATTGCAATGTTGGAAAGCACGTTTCGCACCTGCGTTCTGGGGTTCAGCAGCATGGCAATATGCGAAAGCTCCACCATTTTTTCCTTCATCGTCGTGGGGTACTCTTTGGCAACTCGTTTCCCCACGCTCTCATATATATTTTTTAACGCCTCCTCGTCCCCCTTGGGCACATCCCCAAAGGCTTTTATTTCTTCATCCGTCAGGGTAAAGTCCTTCCACTTTTTCCCGAATTTCTTTGCCCCTTCAGCGTTCATTTTGTCTATCTGCTTTTGCAGATAAGAAAGCGCCGTCATGGGGTCTTCCTTCATCAGCGCAATAGCTGCCGCTTGGCTGAACTGGCCGCTGCTTGTCAGTGCCGCGCTCATGTCGCGCAAAAGCTGCGCCGCATCCTCGCTTCTCCCTTGACGTATCAATTCATCCGCAATGTTTTTGCCAAGCGGAATAGCTGCCGGGTCTTTTGTTTCCAGCATGCTTCTGAAACTGCGCTGAGCTTCCTCCAGCCCATTCCCCCATGCGGCATCCGCTTTTGCAATGGTTTCCGCGTTGGAAAGCTGCCTGTATACCTCTGGCGTGTCCACGAACTCGGCCTTTACCTCGTCCGGCAAGTCGCTTTTCGTGCGCAAGCTTTCTGCAAATCCCCGTTCTCGCATACCGTCAGGGATATTCGGCTCTCCCGCGCTGCGCACTGCCCGGCCTTTCGTCAAATCAGAAACAGGTGCGCTCACGCTTATAGAGGCATCATCCATTACGGAAGGAATTGCCGCCTGCGCCGCGCTGGTTTGCGCTCTCGGCATTTGCAGTGCAGCATCGGTTTTCCCTATTTCAATCAGTTCATCCCGGTACGTCAGTGCAGCGTCGTAATCAAACACAGGCAGGGCGTCAAGCTCTTCTCTAGTCCATGTGCGGAACCCGCCTTCCGCTTCACTGAGGCCCAGTCTGGCGGTAATATCATCTATTCCCAAGCCGTCCGCCAGCTTCATTACGAATACATCCTGCGGCCCATATGTCCATCCGTTCGGAGCATATTCCGGGTTCCAAGCAACCTTTGCCACCGGTTCAAATCCATGCTGTGCATACAGGTTTACTAGTCCTTCGCCATAGCAGTCCAGCTTTGTACCGCCATTATTTATCGCATTCAACAAGAGTGGCGTTGCAGCCTTCTTTGCATTGCTTTGAGGATTTTTGAATACGGCCTCAATATCTCCATCCGCAGTCACCAGCGCACCAGAAAGCCCATCTCGTCCCATAAATGTTATGGTTCCCGGCTGTGTTAGTTCTTCCACGCTTTTGCCACTCACCATCAGCCCATGCGGGTTGCTTTGTCGAGCCTGTTCCAAGGCAGAAGAAAAGAGCTGCGGTTCACTCGTCGTGTCCCGTAGCTCTAATTGTGTTGCACCCTTGCGCGCAACTGCGCTATTGATATTTTCTGTCGGGCTTAAAAATCCACGTAATACCGTATCTCCTCTAGAGGATATCCGTCCCGAAACAGCACCATCGCCATTTCCTGTGAAGCGGGGTCCTCTGTCTTCAGCCAATCCTCGAACTCTTTCTGTTCCTGTGAACTCACCCTGCGCACCTCCCGTGCTGTTCATAGTTTCACTATATGCTACCTTTTGCCCATTGTCAAGGCCCTCACGCAGCATGCGGCGTGTCTCGCTGCTCGTTTCGGGCAGCTTCATCCCCGTGGCCTGCTCAAAAGCCGCCCGGTTTGCACCGCCCGGCTTCAAAGTCTCTATCTGCGCGTTCGTCAACGTGCCTTTCCGGTACGCTTGCACCAATTCATCCGCAGCGTTTCCGGCAGTTTTTTCCTGCCGCACCACATTGTCCAGTATCACCGGTTCTTCTGCTTCCAGCGGCGAATATCCGTGTTGCATTACATATTCCGGGTAAGCCTCTTTCAGCCTCGTAACCATCCGTTGTTCATCCGCGGTCAGTTCTGCGCCGTGAATGGCTTTTTCCAGTGCGGCATCCTGTGCGGCAGACATTACAGGCCGCCCATGAAAGCGGTTGCTCAAAGCGCGCAGTGTTGCCGGGGCCAACTCGCCCAGCGCGTTAAAGCCCGCATTCGTGGCAATGTTTATGCCAGCCTCTTTCAGAATGTCGCCTATGCTCAGTTCTTCTTCACCGGGCGCTACACCGTTCTTCTGCTGGTCTAAATATTCTCCGGTCAGCCGCAGTGTCATGGGCAGCGTGTCAAGCCCAAGGTCAAGAATAGAATCGCCCAGCATGCCGGAAATGGCCTGAGGCGTCGCCAGTTCGCCTAACACCGGAATGCGCTGCAAAGCCTGCGCTGCGCCTGTAGAAGCAAGCCGCTCTCCGGCCTTACCCAGCGCCGGGCCAACGCCGGGTATTGCCTTCATGGCTGCGCTGCCAAGGGCATACTGCCCCAGCATGCTGCCCATATAGCCCGCGCCATATGCCAGCGGGTTTTGCGTCTGCGCGCTTTCGCTGCGCTCTGAAAGGCCCAAGGGGTTTTCCTCTTCAAAGCCCGCCCGCTGCCAATTTTGGTCTTCCAGAGATTCCCTTATCTGTGGCACAAGCGGCAGCGCATTCCCCGCGCCGGAAAACGCGCTGCGCACATTGCTCAACTTGGTAGCCAGCGTGTCCATGATTTGCACTTGCATCAAAAGCTTTTCTACATCTTCTGTGCTTTGCCCCAGTTCGTGCAGCCGCCGCGCTGTCTCATAGTAAACATCCAAATCCGGCCCAATCGTGCCATTCCATGTTTCCACAGCTTCCCGCGCAATTTTTTCCTCGGCCTCCGTCATTTTGCGGCCTGGCTGTGCCAGTTCATACAGCATTCCCCAACTCAGGGAATCCTTTGCCTTCTGTTCATCCTGTTCTTTCTGCTCGGCCAACCGTGCTTCCAAACGCGCTTCTTCATCTAACGCAGCTTGAAACACTTCTGAATAGCTGTACCCGTCCGGCGCATACATCGCCCCCGCATCTCGCAGGTCTGCAATCTTCAAGCGTGCTTCGGTCAATTCATCTTCTATCTGCTTTAGGGCAGATTTTTCCTGCGGCTGGCCCTCCGCTTCCGGCGCCGTCTGTTGCTGGGCAAGCTCTTTCTGTTCAGCCTCTTCTTTACTGCGCTCCACCATTCCTTGGCCGGAAAGCTCCATGTATTTTTGATAATATTTGTCTCGTTGCGCTTCCATCCCGGCAATCTCTTCTTCAGAAGCGCCGCTTTGTTTGGCTTCGCTAATTCGCTGGTTTTCATTTTTCCATTTTTCTGCCCAGTATTCCTTGTTTTCCGGGTTTTGACGAAGCGCCGCTTCCTCTTTTTCTTTTCGCGCCGCAGCGGCTTCGTCCTCTTCCTTTTGCAGCTTATCCGCGTCTGCTTTGGCCTCACGGTACGCCTGTGCTGTTCCGTTTGCCTCTGCAATAGAAACACCCCGGCGCTTTTCCTCATTCGTGCGTGTGTCACCTGTGCCAGCCGTCCCGCGGGAACCATAGCGGTTTGCTCCCCGGTAAGAAGCATTCATATCCTGCCGGGCCTGCTGCGCTTTTTCTTTTGCAACCTGCGCCGGGGTTTTCATGCTCTCCAGTGCAGCAAGGTTCTCTTCATACGTCGGGTTGAACGCTTCCCTCCACAGCGGGCTTTCATCTATGGCAAAATCCATCTGAGAAGAGGCAGAAGGCTTGTCTTCCTGTTTATCCTCTAAATAGGGAATCTGCTGCTCCCCCGCTGTGCCGCGTGTCTCGCGCACTATTTCTGTGTGCTGCTGCGCCATTTTCTGCACTCGTTCCGGGTTCTTTTTTTTCGCCCTTTGAAGTGCTTCTTCAAACGCCTTTTTATAGACGTCGCTTTCACGAATATCAGAATATTTTGCCATAGCTCCACCCACCTTTTAACGTCCTAAAAACTGTCCGGGCCTGTACCCCAAAATCTGTTGTAATGTTGCTGATGTAGGGCTGGAAAGATATTCCTCTGCATCCTTTTCAGCCTGTCGTGCAATCATATCTTCATAGAAACTATTACTGTTTTTTCTGCCGCTGGAACTGCCTTGCGTTGTGCTTGTACTGGACACGGTATTGGTCGGAGAGTATGAGCGTCCCGCTACACTGGAGGCATAGCTGCCGCTGTTCCCTGCCAAATCCAGCATTCTATTCAGGTATTCATTGGTAAGGCTGAACTGTGTGTTGTAATTGTCGGCAGCCGCCTGCGCAATCAGGTTTGCCAGATTGTTTTCAAGCTGCTGCACGGCGTTCGCCTTCTGCATTTCCATCTCTGAAAGCTGGTTATTATACGCCTGCAAAGCACTGGCCTTGTTCGTGTTCCAGTCGTTCATCAAATCAGCCAGACTGTCGTTGCGGCCGGAATCAATGGTGTTGCGGCTGTTGCCGTAGTTGTTATACATACCGGCCAGCGCACTTTCGCTGGCGCCGCCAGAAAGGCCCTGCGCTGCAAGCTGCTGACCCATATCACGCTTGTTCATCATGTAGTTGATATATGCCTGCTGCTGGGCGTTGTCGGCCTGCTTGTTTACGCCCGAAACGCCGGTGTTATAGTTCTGTTCCAACTGCCCCAGTGTGGAATCATAGTTGCTGTTCAGGCCGTTTTTCATCGTATTGTAGGAATTATTCAGGGCTGCCATGCTGCGGTCATATGCAGCCTGCGCGGCGGCGCGGCGCTGGGCCTCCAATGCGGCTGCCGCCGCCTGCTGCTGGGCATAGATACTTTGCAGAAGTTCTGCTTGGGAAGGGCCGCGATAATAGTTAGATGAGCCAGACCGATTTCCACCGCCAGAGGAAAGTTGCCATTCAGGATGATTGTCTTTATATCCTTCTTCAACAAGTCCCTGCCCGGTCTTAATTTCTTTGCCAGAAGCTTGCTCCTGCTGTTTTCTTGCCGCTTCATATCCTGCCTGTGCTGCTGGGCTAAATCTTGCCATATTTCTTCACCTCTCTACTAAAATACCCGCCCCTCTTTTCGAAGGGCGGGCAAAAGCTATATCTGATGTAAAAAATTTTCTTCCAAGTCGCGCAACGCTCTCAACTGCAATTCCAGTTCGCGGGTTTCATCATAACATCCTTCGTCTCGATATTCCCGCAAAACTTCGTCTACCCATGCTACCTGCCTCTGAATGCGTTCCATTTCATCCATGGTTCAACGGCACCCATTTCTTGACGTCCGCATAATACTGTTCATCCACCCAGCGTTCGGCGTCGTGCATCCCCTCCGTATCTTCCGGGAAGGTTGCAAATGTTTTCTGCTCGTCCGGGGTGCATTCAAAGCAGTAAGGTTCCGGCCACACAGCGGCCTTTATTCCTTCTTCATCAAAATAAATTTTCCACCGCATCCCTTTGTTTGAGCCTGTGAATGTTCGGTTTGCTTTCAAAAAGGTCATGCTTGGAACATGGGCAAACGCTTCCATTTCCTTCTCTCCTTTGCGTGTTATCAGGTTATATTATCCTCGCATTCACGTTCAAAATCAAGAAGGGGAATTGTTTTATTTACCCACCTGATTTTTATAGTTGATATTGCTGATACCCAGCAGCACGCCGAGGAAGGTGGTTACTGCCGCGCAGGTAGAAACCACCTGTTCCCCAAGCGGAAAGCCCCATATAGAGGCCAGCGCAGAGTACAGCGTGCCAAGGCCGGGAATAACTATCATTGTCACCCATTTCAAAATGTCGTAAAGTTTATCGGGCATTTTCATTTTTGTTCCTCCTGTTTTTTGATTTCCAAAATCTTAATTCTGCATTCGTGATTTTCCAGTTTTTCATCCTGTTCTTCATTGTGCTCCCAAAGTCGTCTGTGGCTTTCTTTGGCCGCTGCCTTTTGCGCATCAACATCCTTGCGCATTTGGTCTAATGTCACGTTCAAGTGAGTAATATTGCCATTCAGCTTTATCAGCGGGGCCGTTACTGTAGCCAATAACCCCACCAGCGCAACAATGACGCCGAACACACCCCATTCGGTCATATTACCCCTCCAGCGCCGCCTGTGCGGCCTTTATTTTGGCCTCTGCACGCTCTGCACGCTCTGTTGCTGCCTCAGCCTTTTCCTTGGCCTCTGTGGCCTGTTGCAACGCTTTGTTGCGCTCTTCTGTTACACTGGCAAGGCTGTTGCGCAAAGCCTGTGCCTCGGCCTTGCTAGCCTCTAACTCTGCGCGCAGCGCTTCCAGCTCATCTGCCGCGGGCTTGTCCGGCTCGTCCGGCGTCTCTGCGGGCGGCGTATAGATGCCATACCCCAGCCCCAAGGCGGCGGCCTTTGTCAGCACAATACGCTGGTCACCAGCAGATGCCGGGCCTATGTACACAAGCGCATTGCCGCTGCTATCTACAGGCCCCTCGCTGTAACCAAGGCCCAGAGCTTGGGCCTGCTTTTTCAGCGCTGTTCTGTCCCCGCTGGAGGCAGGGCCTATCTGCATCGTGATGTTATCCGGGGATAACGGCTGCTCCATTTCACTTTCCTCCTCTTCGGCGGCACCATATGTGCCCACCGCATTTTCAAAGCCCATGTACTGCGTAGGGTCAAGCCCCTTGCCCGTGGATGTGGCCCGCACCTCAAAGTGGCAGTGCGCATAGGGCGGGCTGGCCAGCGCCGCGTTGCCGGTGTTGCCCATCACAGCCAGCGCATCGCCCGTTTTCACCCGCTGGCCCACTACTACAAGATTCTTTGCGTTGTGGCAGAAATATAAGTAGTTCACGGCATCCGGCGTCTGGCCCGCGTCCAGCTTCACGCACACATACCAGCCCCATTCCCATGTGGGGTTTCCTGTGCTCTGCGCCACCCGCCGCGCTGTTACCACCGTGCCGGAAATGGCATGGCGCTCTGCGCCCAGCCCATAGCCGGGCATGCGGATGGTGGTGTCGTCCAGCCCTTCCACGTCCGCTCCAGCGTGAAATATACTGCCCCCGCCGCGCGTATAGCCCCAGCGGGCATAGCCGTAGCGGATGCGGTTGCGCCCGCGGAAGAGAAGCATTTCATCCTGTGCCATTTGTTTTTACCTCCTACAATTTAATACCGTAAATATAGATGGGGCGATTCAGGGCGTTGTCTGTTGTCCCCATCGTTTCGCTTTGATACGCCGAATATTTTGTATTTACTGTAAATTCAATGCCAGAGTTGGATACCTTTAAGTTTCTGTGCATTTTCTGGCTCCCTAAAAAATCCACCAAGGTTTGATATGTATCCGGAAGCTTTACAAAAATATGATTTTGTAAATAGTTTGAATTTATATTTGTTGTCGTCAAAACATTTATCAAATCATACTTTGTAAGGTCTAGGCTTAATGTTTGTGCGCCAAAAGTTGCTGTAGGCGCAGGGTTTGTCCAAAGAAGTTTTAACTTTTCTTCTTTTAGAACCTTATCCAGCGTCTGCCCGCTCTCCGGGTCATACACGGCTTCCGTGCGTGTTTGCGGGCATATAACATTGCCTAACGCATCACACACTGGCTTGATAGGCGTTTCCCCGGTTATAACCGCTGGAGAAGCCTGCATTGTTACCATTTCCTCGGAGATTGGTTTCCCTGTCTCTGGGTTATACACACCCGCTGTGCAGGTCTTAACGTATGCGTCCTTGCCGTCTGATGTCTGGCCCCATATCACTGGTATTGTGTCTGCCATTTAGGTCGCCTCCCCAAAAGTGATAGTTAAATCAACGGTCGCAAATGCCGCTGTATCATTATTGACAGCATCAGCAAAACCAGATTCCTGCGTTAGTTCTACATAAATAAAGCCCGGATTTATTTCTACATCCGACACTAAAGCGTCAATAGTGGGATATTCTCCAGTACCAGTGCCAAACAGATATTTTCCATTCTGTCTAATTTTCCCGTAACCTGTTATGGTTGCTTTAGGAACTGTAACTGGTTTGCAAATCGGAATCGCAAAGCGCATCAGTGTACCGCTTCCCGTAATAAAGCCATTAAAAACACCGTTCCCAATTTTTATTACATCCCCCGCCTTATATGGCATTACCGCTTGCGCTTCCAATGCCTCCAGCCCTGCCGCCGTTGCAAAATACTCTGCATTATGTCCTTGCAGCGTGTCCGCGTTGATGGGCGTAGGAGGCTGTGCAGGGGTGCCGTCGTCTAGGCGGTAGCGCATTGTATTTTTCGGTGCGCTTCCGCCGCCGTTAAAGTACAGTAAATCATCTTCCCAAAGGCACAGTACCTTGGCGCCTGCTTCAAAAAAGCCATCGGGCAACGTGTCTCCGTTTGGCATTCTGGCTGCCACTGCTCTTCCTGAAATTTTGAAAGTGTCTCCAAGCACATACGGAGAATCAGGAATCATCACAAACTGATTCGAGCTAGGTAGTTCAATGTCAAAGGCATTCTGCGATTTGCTGGCATTCACTGTCGGCACGCCTTCTGCCGCCTGTGCAAATTGTGCGGGGTCAATGCTCTCTGCATATCCTTTTGCTTCTTCTGCACTTTGCTTTGCCTGCTGTACCGCTTCTTCAAAGCCAGTATCGGTAATGCCTTCGCTGATTTTTTCGTCGGTTTCCTGCTTTGTATAGGTGTCCGCCTTATCTGCCTTCAGGCCCAGCCTTTCCTTTGCCCAGGCCAGCATGGCCTCCAGCACGCTTTGCAGCTTCTTCGGCGTTTCGGGCGGAATATCCCCGTCCCCCGGCACCACCGCGCCGATGTCGGCGGCCGCCGCCTCTGCCTCCAGTTCTTCGCAAAGCTGGTTGTGCGCAGGGATGGCCGCCTCGCGCACCACCTGCTCCACGCTCTTCTGCATTTCCGTCACCGAAAGGCCGGGCACTGCGGGCTGTCCAATAACCCCTTTGCCCTTCAGGTCTTGTTCCGTTACCTGTTTAAACGGCATGTTCTTCCTCCTATCCTTTGAAGTTCCCGTTTTCTACAAATTCCACCGCGAAGTCAAACAGGCCGAACGGCTCGTTCACCTCGCTGTTTTCAAAGCGGAAGCGCGCCTTATCCACCTTTTTGATGCGCACCTTTGTTGAGAGCGTCTTAGGCGTTTCGTCGTTGCTCCATGAAAATTTGTCCCAGTTCAAATACCCCCAGTTGAAATAACGCGCTTTCGTGGTGTCTTCCTTAATGTGCGTCCACAGCCCGCGCCGCTGGCCGGAAATGCGAATACTCGTGGCAATGGCGCTTGCCAGCCGCACAGCCAGGAAGCGGAACGTCTTGTTTTTGTAGAACAGCTTGCCGGAAAGGTCTGGCGTTTCCCACACGGCATGAATCGCCTGCCCATCATCCGAATAGCTGGTAAGGGCCGCTGTGTCCTCATAGAAGCGGCGCAGCTTTCCATCATCGCTTCCCATCCAAAGCCGTTCATCTTTCACGAACAACACACGCGCCGGTATATTCGTGCAGTAAAACCCCGCATACTGCCTGTTTGAATAGGGTTCTTCATTTCTCCTTGTAGACTGTAACCCGTCCAAAATATAGGCAACGCCGTTCAGGCACAGCCAGTACATATCCTTGAACACCACGGCCACGGCGTTTTCTAAATTTGCTTCTTTCAAAAGGCTGCCATTTAAGAAAAAGCTTCGCTGCTGGGCGTATTTTTCGCCCGTCACGTCCTGCGCGGTAATGGCGAACACGCCGAGCTTTGTGAGGAACAAGGGCTCATTCACAAGGTACGCAAAGCTGCGGGTTGCAATAGCGCCTTCACCCTGCAAAGTGTTCACGATAGGGAAGGCGGGCTGGTTGTCTACAAGGTTGCCCTCGCGGATGATGACGTTGCGCCCGTCCTCCATGTTGTCCTTGTGGGTGGCAAGGCGCTCGTTCACAATGGAATAGCCCACAATGGCGCTTTGCTGCGTGCCCAGCACGGCATAGGCCGTGTCGGCCCAGTACGTCGGGTCGTTCATGCCGCTGTACCAGTCGTAGTTGCGGTACTGCGCATTGCCGGATAAAAACAGCCGGTCTGCCGCGCCGTTCACGCCGTACAGCGTGCCCATGGTGCACCCGAAGATGCGCGCGGCATACCCCTCCACCGTGCGGCTGGCCGTAATGCGCACATTGTCCTCGCCCGCCACCGGGCTTTTACCCGGCGCCTCGGTGAAGGTGACGATGCCAGCTTCACGGTCTACTGTGTAATCAGTATTTTCCGTTTTCTCCTGCCAAGTTCCTTCGGCATTCAAAAGCTCCACCTTAACGGGGGCATCATCCAATTCCGTAAAGGAAAGATGGTATTGTGTATCTTCTTCCGTTCCAAGGAACTGCTCTGTGAATTTGGGCTGAATAAGATTCAAATTTTCATATTGCGTGCCGCCTCCCGTAGGCGCCTTGGCAATGGTGAACAGCGGTATTTTTGCGTCGTCCCCCACCGGGGCCGCCGCCACGCCATCAAACACCGTAAGGCCCGCGCCATCAATGATATACAGCTTGTCTTCGAACTGCCAAGCGCTGCTGCGTGCGTCTGCCATATCTCCGTATATCTCTTCCTCGCCCAAATACAGCTTCGTGCCAGCATGAACAAGAAACTGTGTATCTTCGCGTCGGGCGAATACGCCGTTGATGCGTGCAGGGTATTGCGCCATTGTCTCATAGCCCATACGCTTGCGCACCTTGCCCGGCACGTCGCGTATCATATTCTGTCCGTTTGGGCTGCGGCTTTTATCCACATTGGCCGGGCTGTTGGTGTAATCTATCCCGTAGAATTTATCTACATTCAAAATGCTTCTTGCCGGGCTGGCCGGAATTGAAAACTGTGCCATGTCAGCACCACCCGTCCTTTGCTGTCCATTCACTCGTTACAATTCCACCCGTGCCGGAAACAAGCTCGCCGCGCGCTACTTCAAACTCGTTGCGGTAGATGGTGGCGATGGAATTGTCGTCGTCCTTATAAAGTTGGCTTGCCATGTAAAGCGGCAGCAGCACAGCAACATCCGGCGTAAGCGGCAGCTCGTAATTGTCCAATGTTTCTTCTGTGATGCGCGGTGGCCAGGCGTTGTAAAACACTTCATATTCTCCGGCTTCTTCAGCCGAAAAAATAATGTCGCGTCCCGCCACAATGTTATAGGCATACGTTTTATATGGCATGCTGTTTTCCAGCCGGTATACCTCCGGCGTGCCAAAAATCCAGAAATCTTCGGCACTGTCTTTCATGGTAAACCGCGCCGGGCCTGTTTCCTTTTCCAGCACCACACTCTTGCGCAAATACTTATTCGATGTGCATAAAAGCGCCAGCGCCTCGTTTGCTGTCTGCGGCATGCCCGCAAGGTAGTCTTTTGTGGTTTCGTCCTCCACCAATGTGGAACCGTCTGCCGAGAACATCTTTTGAAGCGTGGCAAGCTTGATTTCTCTCCATGTCATGCTTTTCTCTCCTCTCACGTCTACCGGCACCGCCCCGGCCGTTTCCTTTTGTCCGTGATGAAAAGGGCGGTTGCCCGCCCTTTATGTTAGCCGCCAGCGCCTACCTCTTTCGTGTTTACAGGTTTTTCCTCAGTGTTTACCACAGTTACGTTCTGGCTCGTGACAGGCGCCGTGATGGTCGTGCCGTTCACGCCTTCGCCGCAGATGGAAATGCAGCGCCAGTTGTTAAAGCCTGCCATAAAGCGCGCGCGGCCCTTGAACACGTTGGCATCGGTGTTCGGGTCAATATCGCTTTTCACCGTCAGGGGCACACGGTCAAGGAACGGCAGGCACATGTAGTCGTCCTTGAACTTCGAATCCATCATGATGAAATAGGGCTTACCGCCGATGGTCTTAGGCAAATAGGGCCATACCAGCACGTTCCACAGACCGGCCTGAAAGTTCATGGCATTGTTGCTGCTTTCCGGGTCTAAGTCGCTGCCTACTGCCGCCAGCACAGCGCGTTTCAGTTCCCCTGCATTCGGAATCAGAATCGTGTCCGGCGCCACATTCAGCAGGTGGCCGTCATCATCCGTGAAGCCCTGCATATATTCCTGCACTTTATCCAGCACATAGTTCGAAAAAGGCGCCTTGAACGCATTGGCCTGATTTTTCGCCCCTTTGGTAATGGAGGGGTGGGCAGTCGAAAACAGCGCTACGCCGTCTGCCGAAGTCGTAGCATATTCCCGCGTGCCGATTTTGGTTTTTGCAGAAACACCACCGGCCAGAAGGTTTGCCGCAAACTCTTCTCGCGTGCGGTTAAAGCTGGTTGCAAAAATGTTGGCGCGGCTTTTTATCTTGCCGAACTTCGCATCCTCAATCATTTCCTGCGTCACTTCGAAAGAGTTCTTCCAAGTGGTCGGTTCCACCACTTTGGCATAGCCCTCCTGCATGCTGTTTTTCGGGTAGGCCCCGTTCTCGCCCACATCCTCAAAGTTGCCGAGGCTCGTTTCCTGTGTGTATTTTTCAGCAAAGTTTTTTGTCTTGTCCATAAAGAACACGTTCTTTATCTGGCTCTGCTGCTCGAACGCTTCCACGTTCTTTTCAATCATTGCACGAATAGGCTCCTGGCTTTTGCCGTAGATGCTGTTGTTCAGGCCAGAGCCTTCAGAAAAAATGATACCTGCCATATTTCCTTTTCCTCCTCTTTATGCAAAATGGCCGCGCACCGTGCTGTTTGTCTCGGCGCCATCTGTCCAGTCCACAACAAAAATGCCGCTTGTCGTGGTGGCTGTCACACTGGCAGCATCTGCGCCCAGCGTCACCTTGTTTCCAATCAGCGTGTCCGCAACCGTTACGGTGCTCATTACTTCAAAGGTAGTTGTGGGCACTACCTTCATTGCCGGGTACATCCCATCTGCGTTTTTCTCACCCATTACAATATGGGAAGGCTTCACCGTAGAAGCCGCCTTACTCAGTTTTCCGCCGCTGCCAAGGTTGGCCGCACTGCCCAGCGTAAGTTCTGCATCGCTGGGGTAGTATTCAAACGGCTCAACATCGCGCACTTCGCGTTTTGCTACTTTGAACATATCTTTCCTCCTGTTTATGCGTTAAATTTTTTGTGATACTTTTCGGCCTCTTTCCGGGATATTCCGTACTTGGCCCATTCCTCGTATTCTTCTTCCGTCAGGCTAGGCGCTTCGTTTCCTGTTCCATTGTTCGGGCCAAGGTGGCTTTTGCCTTTCGCCGCATTGATGGCGGCCTGTTTGGCTGCTGCGGCTTTCCCTTCCGCCAGACTTTCAAAGTTTACCGCCTTATAGGCCACTACCAGCGGAACGCCGCTGCGCACAAGCGCATCGAACTGCGGGAAGGTCTTCATCCCTTTAATATCTGCAAGCGTTTTGATAGAAGGGTCAAGCTTCGAAATTTCAGCTACCTGCTCATTCAAAATCCGCTCGCCCTCACTCTTCTGCGCCTGCTCCACCACTTGGGCCGCCTGTCTGATAAGCGGGTTTTGCGCCACAGCCTGATTGATAATATTCGGGTCAATATTGGCTGCCTTCAGCGCAGCTTCCGTCTTTGCCCTGTTTTGAGCGTCCAGTGCCTCAAAATAATCCTTTACAGTCCGAATCGTCCTGTCAGTGCCCGGCACCTTCATGTGCCCAAATCGGGCAGCTATTTCCGCATCCTGCTGGGCCTGCTGGCGGGCATATCTGGCTGCCGCCTCCTGCTCTGCACGAACACGCGCTTTTTTCCACACTTCGTTTGGTATCTGTGCTTCCTGTTCCTGCCCGGCTTCGGCAGGTTCATCGCCTACGGGCTCCTGCTCCGCTTCTACATTCTGCACATCAGGGTTGGCTGTCCCCTGCTCAAGCTCCTGTTCACCGACAGCTTCGCCGGTTTCCTGAACACTTGTCACGCCATTTTCAAGTTCCATATTTTCCTTTCTTTCCCCTCAAAGAGGGGTGGCCGGTATCACGCCCCGGCCCGGCTTATTTTTTCACTTCGATGCGCGAAGGTCGCCGCCCGTTTTCACGGTAGGCTTTTTGGTGCTGCCAGAAGATTTCGGCGCTTTCACCGTCATGCTGCCCGTGTTGGGGATATTCAGCTTTGCCATACCCTATTCCTCCTTTTCAACCGGTATTTCGTGCATTATAGTTTTAACAGGCTGTCCGTAGTTTTCGCACTGCCTGTTCCGGCAAAAAAACTGCTGCCATAAAAACAGCTTTTTCCCCTCAATGTGGTAAGAGGCTTCCGCCCTCATTTCAACCTTGCATTTGGGGCATAACATTTCCCATTCCTCCCATCTGCATTTGCTGCATTGCGGCCTGCTGGGCTTTCTGTTCATCTATCCTCATTTGTACTGCCGCTTTTATTTCCCCCGCATAGGGATAATCTAAATCCTCCATCAGCGTCCAGTACAAAAGCATCGTTTCGTTTGCGCCCAGTTGGCCGAAGGCCCCGCTTTGCAGCTTCAAATCCATCTGCTCCCACAGCACGCTGCGGTTGGAAGAAAGCGTGGCGCTGGGGTCTATCGTAAAGATAAATTCATCGTCCCAGTAAAATTCACCTGCTGCGTCCTGCCGCAGAAAATCCATACGGTTAAAGTGTGCGAAAGATTGCTGTCCGCTGCCGTCCTTCGTGGTATACGGAATCGGCTCGTCCGCATATGCCAGAAGAAAGCGGAACATCAATTCATACAGCCGCGCATAAGCGCTGTTTTTCTGTTCCCGTTTCGATTGCAGCCGCCCCGCGCTTTGGTTTGCCGAAAACTGCTTGGCGCTGCCGGACGTGGCCGATGAATCATACTTGCCCTGAAACGCATCCGTAATGCCCAGTGTGCTTTTGGCATAGTCATAATTGTCCACTAGCACAACCCGGTCTTTTGTAATATCGGGTTGTACATTCATCACGCTGATAAGTTCTTTCTGCGCTGGGTTTTTAATGCGTACAATCTTGAACTCTTTATCTGTTGTTTCTACATCCAGTCCTTCAGGCAGCGTTACAAAGCTGCCGCCCTTCAGCACCTTTTCTTCTATTTTCGAGCCGCATTTCTTAATGGCCTCCTGCTGGTCGCGTATCACATCCACATCGCTTCCGCCCATAAAAGATGCGTACTTACTGATGTTTCTGCGCAGCACCAGAGGATAGCGGTCTGGCTTATACCGGGGTATCTTGGTGGCAATTGTCACGGTCTGCATCAGCGGCGCTCCTGTCGCTTCATCCAGCATAGGCATTCCGTCCGGCCCCATTATCTCGCGTTCTTCCTCACCTGCGCGCCATGGAATCGTTGTTCCGTTAAACAGGGTAATATCCTCAAACAGCTCTTCTTCGCCTTGAACCTCGTCCTTCCACTTTTTCGCACCGCACACCGGGCATGTATCGTCATTCTGCATTTTGGTTGCGCCGCACACTGCGCACACCTTTACATGAAGGGCCTGATAGTCCTCCATATCTTCAAGCACCGTGTCCTCCACCCAACTGAAACGCCCTATCCCTCCGTCTTTGTTTCTGTAATAGGCAATGTTCTGCGTTACCAATTCATCCCACGGCACCGCATCTTCTCCGCGCACCTCCGGGGCTTCCTCGCCGTCCTGTGCTACATCCACGCCATATTTTCGCTTTACCGCCTGCTTTGTCTGCGTCACCTGCACGAATATGTAATCCATCTGCTCTATTTCGTAGATGCCCGGCTGCGGTATCACCTGCCGCGGGTGCCTGTCAGTCACAGCCACGTCGCCCATCGTGCAGTGAAAGCCTCTCTCCTCGTCCCAATCCACTTGCCAAAGCGCGCCGCCTTGTATGGTCGTCGTTCGTTCCTGAATGTCGTTCATTTCAACAAGCCGCAGCATCTGTACTTCACTGCGCAGCATCGCTTCAATTCCGCGGGCAAGCTCTTTATCCTCTTCATGAATGGCCTCAACTCGCGGCATCGGAATGGTGGAATCCACTTCGCTTTCCAAAAGCTCATACACGATATTTCGGACATTAGATGCTTTTCTTCCTGCTATCGCCCCGTTTTTCTTTCGAATGTCTGCCGTGCCATCGTAATAGCTGGTGCGGATGTCCATGTTTTTCAGTTCATCCGCATATGCGGCTTTGGCCTTTTGCAGCTTATCCTGCCATTCTGCCAGTTTTTTGTTTTTCCTGAACATGTGTCCTCCTCAAAACGGGTTTCCGTATTTGGCAATCAAATACGCCTTGCCTTGCTCATCGGCATTTTCATAATCCTCGAATAAATCCTCTTCCCAATGTGCACGCACTCTCTTTTCTGTCTTTGCAGCCGAGTTCGTCCACCACACGCAGAAATAGCGCAGGCTGTCCACATCGTGCGTCAGGGAATGCGGCTCTTTCGAATATGTGTCCGGTTTTTTCTCGTCCTTCTGTATCTTCTGTAAGCATCGCCACAAATTCGGCGCAGCCCTTCGCTTAATGCGCAGCATGGGGCCATCCGGGCCGGGAAACAGCCATTCCTTCATGCTGGCACATCCCGCCGCCACGTCATTCGAAACCTTTGTCAAATGCAGCCCGTATTCTGAAAAAACAACGGCGCGGCTTTTTCCCGTCAGTTGTTCCCGGCTCCACAAATCCGGCGGCGCCAAAAAGGCGTCTATTTCTTCATTGGCAGAAAGGTTCAAAATAATTTCTGCCGCCTCGCCAATCGTTTTGTTTGGCTCGTCAAATTCCCTGTACACCAATGCGCGCCCGTCTGTGCCAATCGCTACCCAATGGGCAGACAGCATATCAAGGCCATAGTCTATCGCAACATACCGCCGTGCCCTCTGCGGAACATCATCCGCCGTCTCGTGCGTTTCCTTTTTCACTTCCGGGAACATCACGCCACCCGGCACGCTCAATGCTTCTTCCACACTGGCGGGGTATTCCTGTAAGGTCTTATCCTCGCCCAGCGCCCCAAGCGTGCGGTTATACCACGCTTTGTCACGCGCGGGGTCTGCGCTCCAAGGCAGAAAAATTTTATTAAATCCGTTGTCCGGGTTTGTGAATATCTCTTCAAACAGCGTGCCCAGCTTGATGGTCGAAAGCCCTATCACCATACCGCCATTCGGGCGGTTCACTACTGGAAAAATAGATGCCCATATCTCTTCTGCAAACTGCTGAAAGGCCCATTCGTCCAGAATGACGAGGTCTGCCGTAAAGCCGCGCGCCGCCCCCGGGCTGGAAAGAAATGCCTTCAAAACGCTTTCCGGCCCCTTAGGGAACTGTATTTTCACTTCCAGACTGGTGTAGCTGAATACGGGGCCATTCCATCCGGCCGGGGCATGTTTTTCCTCCGCAATCAGTTCCGGCATATGCCGTAATATCACCACCATGCGGCGCACAAGTTCTTTCGCTTCTTCCTCCGCACGGGAAAAGCACACCACCGTGCGCCCGGTAAACAGTACCAAAAGCCATGCCGCTACAGAAAGTGCCAGCCATGTAATTCCAAGCTGTCGCGCCTTCAATATCACGTTCAGCCTGTGCGCATGCATGCTGCGTAATGCCTCTTCCTGTGCAGGCCAAAGCTGAAAGGGCTGTATCAGTTCTTCGGCGTCCTTATCCTCAATATGCACGAAGGTCTTTGTAAAAAACACGGGGTCTTCACGGCACATTTCCACCGTCTTTTCCCGCAATTCCTGTGCCGTCACATTACCACCCCATTTGCACAAAATAGAACACATGCGATAAATTGCATATATCGCATGTATAAAATCAAAACAAAAAGGCCCCGCGTTGGAGCCTTTTAAGTGTTCACGGCGCGCTTTGGCCGTAAATAAAACCCATAGGCAAAGGCTTCTAAGCATTCAGCCTATTCCCGTTCGGGAACCCAGCTTTATAGAGTTTTATTTTCCAATTTTGCAATGTATTTTTCAATGCTCTTGTTTTGAAGTGTAAATAACGCGCCATCTGCTGGCAGGTCTTTTGCCGGAATCTCTTGAATATTCTTTCGCTCGAAATGATAATTCAGAGAATCAAAATCGAACTGGGCATAATACGCAACTCCGTCAACGGCCTTACGGAAGGCTTCTTTCATAGGGATGCGTCCTTTTAACATCAAGAGCAACACAAGCACAGGCGTTTTTACGCACAAATATCTTTCGTAGCCGTTGAGTTTGAGGAATAAATATCTCTTGTTCTTCTCGCCGACACACACGAACAATTCAGGTACATCAAAAGTCACAAGGATTTTTTCTTCACGAAGCGGGCCAAATAAATCTAATTTCAATTTTTGAATTACCTCCCCTGAGAAAAACAGGGCATGGGCAACCTTTGCAGGGGGGTACATTTTTTATAATTTTCGGCGGGGAAAATATATATAGTACCCGCTCCCCATCCTCGGAGCGCCGGGGTCGCCTTTGGGAGGGGTATGCCCCCACACGGGGCCCCTATATATATGCGCGCAGAAAAAAATAAAAAAATACAGCCCTTGCCTTATGTCTTACCCCCCTAGGGGGGTAGCCTTTCCGGCTTTCTGGCCTTCCAGCTTCCTGCCTCTTTTCTTCTCCCTCTTCTCACCTGCAATTTCGCTAAATACTAATTTGGCGAAACGGCAAATAACGATATATCGTCATTTTATCAGATTGGTACATTTATCAACCGCATATTATGGACATATCAACCATCTTTGCCGTTTTTTTCGTCTGTCAAAGCATCTAGCGTGCCCACCTTATCCAGCTTGCGCAGCAGCGCAATGTCTGCCTCTGTCACTTCCGGCCCGCCGGTCTGCGCCAGCTTGTCGGTTGGCTTATCTCCCACAGAATCGCGCACAAACGCAGCTGCCGCTGTGTCGCCCTGCGCGGCCTTGTAAGCCTGCGCCGCCGCTATGGCGCTGTATACGTCCACGGCTTCGCCCCTGCTTTTGGCATCCCTACGCATCCTCTTTGTGAGCTCTTGGCCTGCTTGCAGCATTTCCTCTGGTGCATCTAATGATAATATTACCTCTAATACCTCACGAATACTCTTTTTCCTGCGTCTGGCCTCTGCGGATGCTTTTTGCCCCATCTGTGCAACTCTTCGGCGCTCTTCCGGGCTCCTGTCTCGTTGTGTAATAAGATTTTGCTCATTTGCCATATTTTCGCCCCCTTAATTTATAAGAAAAAGCCCTCCGGTCATCCCGAAAGGCTTTATTTTTTTACTGCCCGCGCGCCATGCGCTCTTGTATTGCCTGCGTTACATACTCCTTGATACTTTGCCCTGCGGCCTCTGCCGCTGGCCCTACTGCGTCATTACGTATCTTGCACACTGTTATGCCCTCTTGGCTTTCCGCGGCCATCCTGTCGGCCACCGCATCCAAGATATACCTTTGCAGGCTTTGCCCTGCCTCCTTGGCTGCTTGGCGTATCTGTGCGCCATCCTCTACCGATGGCTGTACACGCAGCTGGTCTAATTTAGCCATATGCCGCTTATTGGCCTCCCTTTTGTTTTCCGTCATGGTCTCACCTCTCTCATTATTATAACAAGAGGCGAATCATAGTACTATGCACAAAGTGCACAAGAATCATAGTACTATGTTTGTGAGATTTGCCTATTGCATAGTACTATGCTACATGGTACTATGTAATCACAGCAAACGAAACAAACAATCCAAAAGGAGGACACAATCATGACACTCTACAACACACGTTATCAGGCCAAGAAAAACGCCCTTTCCTCGGAAGTTACTGTTAAAGTATGCGGCGGTTACGTCAATATGGACGCCAGAGACTATCGCATCTGGAAATTGCAGAAATAAGGAGGAACCCCGCCATGAAAAATTTCAGCATTTTTACTGCCGATGACAGAGAATCCACAGAACGGAACACCGCGCGCATGTTCGAATTTACGGTCTTTCTAAACAAGCTTTCATCCCGTCGTAAAGCCCATACAGTAACGCCATGGACAAGCAGAGACAAACACGAAACCGGCTTTATTGTCTGGTATAACTGAGGAGGAACCTATCATGACAAACGAACAAATCATTTTTAACGCCGCAATCTCTTCCGGCATCTTTACAAAGGAGGAAGCTACCGCTATCCTCTCCACTGGCCGCCGCCTCCCCCTCCACACCTATCAGGAGTGGCGCCGCCTCGGCTATCAGGTCAAGCAGGGAGAACACGCCGCCCTTTCGCTTATGCTCTGGCGCTGGAAAGAAGGCAAAAAGACCGGAAACTTGGTGGAAGTTCCTGGCATGTATAATGCAGACGGAAGCGCCGCCACCGTGGAGGAACAGGAGAGCAGCCATCACTACAAAACTATGTCCCACCTTTTCACCGCTTCGCAGGTCGAGAAAACCATTCCGGCCAAAGTCAAAACGCGCGAAGAGCTCATGGCCTATAACCGCATGCTTGCCCAGCAGCGCAAGGCCCGTACAGTCTCTTAATTTTAATAGAATCCCGCCCCGGAGGTCACGAGGGCAGAAAGGAAAACGCCATGTACTACGAAATCAACGAATCCGCCGCCCGCCTTGCCCATGACAACATGAGCATGCGCGATTATATCCCCAACAGCGCCACCAATGAATACCGCGCTGCGGTAGACCGTGCCGCCGCCGTGCTGGAAGAGGTCAAGACCAAATGCAAAACGCAGGCCCAGCGCGAACGCGCAGAGCATTACTTTGACCGCTACGCCAAGAAGCTTGCGGAGGCCATCAACCGGGAAAATTCCATCGGCACCCGCTGCCCGTCTGTGCTTATCGCCGGTGCCTCCAATTTCCCGGTGCGCAAGAAAGAAAAGCAGGTCGCCGCATGGGAGGCAAACCGCGCCAATTTTGAGAAAGCAGACCACTATTTGCATCTGCTCAAAACCGCGCACGTCCAAGGCATCAAGTCAAATGACTCGGAAGCACTGGAATACCTGCAAGAAAAGCTTGCAAGGCTGGAAGCTTCCCACGCTGAAATGAAGCAGGCCAATGCCTACTACCGCAAGCACAAGACGCTGGACGGCTGCCCCGGAATCTCGCAAGCAACACGCGAATGGCTCACCCGCCCCGGCGTATTTGCCAAAGGCGACGGCACCCCGCTTGCGCTATACGGATGCCCTTATCCCGCCTATGCGCTGCAAAACAGCAATGCCAATATCAAGCGTACTCGCGAACGTCTGGAAGCTCTGAAGGCCGTCAAAGCCTCCTCCGCACAAGAAGAACAGCACGACGGCTGCACCTATCTGGAAAACTCCGAAATTATGCGCGTACAGCTTGTTTTCGACGGTAAGCCGGATGAAGCTACCCGAGCCCTGCTCAAAGCCAACGGCTTCCGCTGGTCTCCCTCGCAAGGTGCATGGCAGCGCCAGCTTACCGAAAATGGCAAATCAGCCGCCCGGCGTGTATTATCGTCTCTCGGTGAATAACCGCAAAAGGAAAGGCCGCCCCAAGCACGGGGCGGCTCCTTCTTACGGTGAGAAAGTGTCCAGCCTTCACTTTCTCCAGTATAATTATAGCATACCAAAAACGAACATTTCGAACATTCCGAACATCTTGAAAAATATTTTTTAGCGCCATGACAAAATATATCACAAATGATATACTATAAGTGCAAAGAAAACAGGAGGGGCAACATGACAACCGAAAAAGTATACCAACTCGGCCAATTTTACCGTCTCTTGTCCGACCATGTAACAGACGGCAGAGGCGCCAAGGCTATGGATTTCCAAAACGCAACCCACTTCCCGCTGGCCTCTATTACCATGCTCATCACCCGCGCCCATCAGTTGCACAAGATGAGCCCTGAGATGGACGCCGCAGCCGCAAAAGCCTTGCAGGGCATCACGCCGGAAGAGATGGAAGCCTCATTGACAGGCAGCATCTCGCTGGAACAGCAGGGGTCGTTCCAGCTTGGTTATTATGCCGGTTGGCCCACAGCTTAGGCGCTACCATGAGAAAGCATATTTGCAAAAAGTGCGGGGCCGTATATGATACCGATAAGCCGGAAAGCTACCTATGCCCGGCCTGTGCGCAACAGTCCCGTATAGATTCTGTGTACCGTCAGCGCATCTGTACCGTGTGCGGCCAGCCCTTTATCGGGACGCCACGCGCAAAATATTGTGAGGTTTGCCGCCCGCAGGTCATACGCGAACGCAATGCGGCACACAAAAAGAGCAAGGCAGGGCGAAAGCTGGGCAGCACAGATTTTTGTGCCGCGTGTGGAAAGCCTTATATCGTACAAGGAGGCCTGCAAAAATATTGCCCGGAATGTGCCCAGGCACAAATCACCAGCAAATCCCGCGCGCGGAAACGGGCCTATAATGCCCAGCACAGGGATATTTTGACGGCCTACCGAAAAGACATGAAGGACGGCCTGCGCATCTGCGTTATCTGCGGAAAGCCGTTTAACAGCCCATTACCCACTGTCACCTGCTCCCCTGAATGCCAAAAAGAACAGCGGCGCCGCAGGCAGGCCGCCGCTGACAAAAAGAGAAGAACAAAAACATGAAAGACATCCCCAGCCCGCAAAAGGCTGGGGATTTTTTATTGAAGGTTTGCGTCCAGCCAGCGTTCCACCCGCATGCGCCACGCATCGCCCGTTTTGCCCAGCCTCGCCGCAAGGTATTCCCAGCCCTCGCCCTCCAAGCATACCATATGTACGGCAGTCCGCAGGTCTGCGTCCTCTATGGCCTCTATCATCTCCACAGCCTGCGCATAATCGGCTTTGTACTGCCTGTTCCGCCGCTCCATATCATCTTGCAGCTTTGCCAGTACGGCGCGTCTCTCGGCCCTGCCAGACGCCTCTATGCCCGTTATCCTGACTGTGTGCATCCCGTATGCCGGGGCCGCGCTGCTGGCCTGAACCGTGTCCACCACTACAGGCGCATCGTCAAGCATGGCCTGCATTTGCTCCATCCGCTTGCGCCGTGCGTCCATGTCCAAAGGCACAGCCCACAGCCCCCGGAACTCCTTTTTTGTCAAGTTTTATTCCTCCTCATGGCGTCCTGCTTCTCCGTCTCTTCGGTTCCATTTATCGGTGATTGTTTTGACCGCCTCGCCCATATCAAAGCAGCAGTTTGCCATAGGATTTGCGTAAATGCGTGTTTCCAATCCGCAATTTGTGCATACAACAGAAAATTCCGCTACTGTAATTATAGTGTTCAATTTACAAAGCATTACTTCTCCACCGCAATGTGGGCAATTTTTTAGTTTAATCATCTTATCCCTCCCGCAGCCTTTTTTCCAGCCTATCCAGCTTTTGTGCCTTATATCCTTCAACCAGCTCCGCGCAGTCATGCAGCATCGCCATTTGCTCCAGCATAATCTGCAAATCTGCTATTTCTTCTGCTATCTGCGCCCGGTTTTCCCTGCCCCTCGCATGCTTGCACAACTCCTTTTGCAGTTCGGCCATTTCCTCCATTACCATCAGGGTTTGTGCTTCTGCACCATATGTGGAAAGAGCCAGGCGGTATATCTCTGTTTTGTTCATTGTAAATACCTCCAAATTGGCTTAATTGGAATTATAAACTGCTTGTCCCCATCATTCACGGAAAGCGTTTTGCCTTTCTTATCGGACATAATAATTACATCCAATTTTTTAGGGGCCATAGTATCTTTTGTTGATACTATGCCATCCACAAACATGCGTATCATTCTGCACCTCCGATGATATTGTCAATGGTGTAGGAGTGGCCGGGCTGGATGGATGGGAAATATTCTGTACTCAGTACCAGAGACGCGCCGGACACAGAAACACTCCCAGATGGTGCCTTTACAACCGCTATTGCACATGGAAAAAGTACCTTGATAGCCTTCGCAAACTCCACCTCCTGCCGTGTCCAGCGGGGCTTCTGCGTATATTTGATACCCAGCGCATCCAAAACACAGCGCACTGTCACGCGGTCATACTCTTTGACATTCTCCGGCAGTTCGTGGTATGGATGCATATCGGGATGCTCGGTCATGCCCTGCCGTTTCTTTTCGTCCATCCATCCGTTATGTACGGCTTCGCATATTTCTTCAAAGCCGTCCTCAGACACCTCGCAAATTCTCGGCTTGTCCATGTTGGCCCCCTCTTTATTACCGTTTATTAGAGTTTCTTTTAGTTTGTTAGAGTTTTCCTCCACTACCCCGAACCCCATTAGACGGGCAGCTTCGTGTGAATGTTCTTGAATCCAAGCCAGGCAGCTACGGCCCATACTTACTTTATCGATTGGGCATCCATGACAAAAGCTACCATAAGTCGAGCAAAATGCATCTGAGGCTTGTTGTAAATTCTGAAATACTTCCTCCGTCTCAGGGTTCTGAAATTTCATGGTCGCCCTCCCTTCTCCGGCCCTCACTACAAAACTTAATCCGCAAACTGGTGCGCGCGAATGGGGCATCATAAGCTGGGCAAGCGGTTGTATCCTTGTACACGCACTCCCGGCACCTGACCACAGGCACGGCGTCGATGGCGGGGACGGTCTCAATAGCATTGTAAAATACGCAATCGCTCGGTTCACACGGAACATCCGAATAGTCCTGATTGCATAACTCGCACATTTTCTTTTTCAGCGCATCCAAATCACCCAGCCTCATTGATCGTCCTCCTTGCCATCTTTCAGCGCCTCCACTTCCGGTTGGTTTTCGCAATTTGTCTGATAACAAAAATAAAGATTGTCAATACGCCTAAAAATACAAGAGCTCCAAATACCACATAGGCTATTGCCAGCCCTTGGACTATCTCATTCCCGGTTATGTACTCAATCACCTTTATGATTTCTTCAGCCATCTTTCAGCGCCTCCAATCTTTTTCTTGTTTCTTTCCACGCAGATGGAACAAGGGGACTCCCACACAAAGGACAATATCTAGGGGTATAACTATCTGTACTATCACCCCATATCCCCATAGCAGAAATTAAAGGATAATCTTTTAATTCTTTTTGACAAAAATCGCACCCCGGCCAAAGACGGTTAATCGTTGTGTAGTGCATAAATATCCTCCAATCTCTTCATCACTATCTCCACGGCATCGTCCGTCATAGGAGCGCCGCAGTATCCACAAAAATTTAAGAAGTTGTCAGGGCTCTGCTTCCCACACTTTGAACAGTAAAGGTCATCGTATTCGCACCGCTCGTCAGTCGTGATGGTGTGCTGTTCGCCAATGTCATCTATGCCAGTCACACTGCGAAACCCTCCACGATATCGACGCTTCGCTATCCATTCGCCCCGAATCCGCTCCACCTGTTCCCGGCTGACGGGGCGGAGGGAGGATAGAGCCACATCAATGGCCTGTGTTATCGGGCCTTCTTCTCCGATGCACATTTTGACATACTCAAGCGCTTTAATCGCTTCTTCCCGCGTCATGGCTAGGTCTCCTTTCTTTTGATTAATTCACACAAAAACCTTCCATACCATCCGTCATCTTCCCCAACAATTTTCATGCATGCTTTAATATGCGACTCTGACATGTCAGACACTTTGATTGGCCCATTCTTTGACTGCCATATGTCTCCGGGCATCCCAAACGGATAATCATATTCGAAATATCCATCAAAATCTTCACGAAAACTCATTTATTCCCCTCCAGCGTCTCCATCTCCTCCGCGTTCAGAACAGTCGCGCGACTGTTCCAGGCGAGACGGGCATCTTTTATGCGGTCATATACTCTCGTTTCAAGTCCGCATTTTGAGCATTTAACAACAGCCGGATTTTTTCTTTGCGCTTCAAATCTCCATGTGTTTAACCGCGCATCTTCTTTGCACATGGGACACGGCAGCAACACTCCCGCCTCCGTCAGCCGCTTGGCTGCCTCTTTGTCGCCCAGAAGGGCGCGCTTGATGTCATCCATGTTTATCTACCTCCAATCCCTTGATACACCGCGGCTGCGTACATACGCCAGACACCTTATTGCCCCATATGCAGCCGGGGCATTTCTGCCGCTTGGGCCTTCCTTTCGGGGCCCGCGCAGTAATGATTTTATGTATCAGCTTCTTTGTTTCCATCTTCATCCTCTCTCAAACTCCGGGCATGCTGTGATGTGGTACGAATCAATTTCCCGCACCTTGCCGCCTTCGGCCCTCACATTGATTTTGACAGGTGTTGCCGTCCAGCCGTCTACTGGCTTCCACAGTAGTGTTTTGCCGTCTTCCGCTACTGCCGTCCAGCTGCACCCGCCGCAGGCTTTGGCGCATTCCACGCAAATGTTGGTCTGCGTTATTACGTTCGCGCCGCCTTTCCGGGGCATTTTCGCATGCACCTTCTGCCGTGGAATTTTGGCTGCGGCTTCCAGCACAGCTTCCATGCTCACAGCGTACTTTTGCGCCACCTTGCCAAGCGCATTTCCCGCCAGATATTCACGCGCTGCTATCTCCTGTACACTCATTCCTGTACCATCCTCACAACCGTAATTTCTGTGCGCGGGTTATCCCTGTCCACATGCCCGTGCACCGCAGTACATAAGTGCGCAAAATCATCATCCTGTATCACCTTCGCGCGTGTCAGCCCGTCATGCAGGAACTTTCCCGCGTAGTTATCTGCATCATGCCTGCGCCTGTCGGGAAAATAGTAGTCTATGCGCACCATGGCCCTTTCCAGCGTCTCGTATGGCCTCTGCGCCATGCAGGCTATGTACACAGCATCGCTCCACTGCTTTTTTGCATCCCGGTATTTCCATGTGTTTTTTCTTCCCGCAAACCGGTTCAGGCTCGGCGGAACGCCCTTCAGTACAATTTTCATGTTTTCTCTCCTTTCGCAAGCGGTAAATACCGGTGATACTGCGGCTGCCAGTGGTATTCTACACACCCCACACCGCCATGCCTGTTCTTTGCTAAAATCACCTGCACAGGCCAGTAATCATCGCCGCTCAAAAAATCCTCGCTCTTTTCCGGCCTCATGAACAAAACCGCGTCTGCATCCGCTTCAATGTCTCCGCTTCCCCGTAGGTCGGATAGTGTCGGAGCCTTTTGCTTGTCTACCGCCCTATTAAGCTGTACCAACGCCACAATCACTATATTGTGCCGCTTTGCCGAGGCTTTCAGCGCGTGCATCGTCTCGCCCGTTACCTGCCACAGAGGCTTCTTGCCGCTCGTGTCGCCCTTCATTAGCCCCAAATAGTCGATAAACATCACGTCCGGCTTCGAGGCCGCCAGCTTCGCTTCCACGTCCTCCGCTGAAATGCTTCCTGTGTCGTCCATCACAAGGTGCAGGCCCTTCATGGCGTCTACCACCATGCCAATGCGTTTTTGTTCGCTCTCATTTATCTGGTGGTCGCGAAATCTCGTGCTGTTGATAATACACGCTCTGGACAAAATGCGGTGCGTCAACTGCTCTGTGCTCATTTCCAAGCTTCGGTAGTCCACGCGGTAATCCTTCGCCAGTGTCACCGCCAACTGTAAGGCCACGTCTGTTTTCCCATCTCCGGGCCTCGCTGCTATCACATACACACCGCCGCGCTGCAATCCGCCCAGCACGTCGCACAGCATGCCAAATGCCCCGCGCTCTATTTTCAGGCTTGTGTCCGGCGCGAACAGGTTTTTGTAGGTTTCCCCCACAGCCTCCAGAAATGTGCGTTCCGTGCCTCGCCGCACCTTACTGGTGATGTCATACTGCCTCTTCAAAAGCTCTGCCAGTCTGGCCGTCATGTCGTCCGCTGTCTGGCCGCCCGTGGCTATCTCCAGCGCTGCGGCCCGTATCTCACGTTCACGCCATGCGTCCAGCACTGCCCCTGCATATACGGCAAAATTCCCTTCGCTTACCGTCGGCACCATCTGTGCGCACTCCACAATCAGCGGCCCATATTCAGTGCCCAGCTTGTCCGTTACGGTCACGGCATCCACGGGCAAATTTGCTTTCGCCAGCTTCAGCGCGCAGGAAAAAACCCGTGCCAGCCTTTCGTCTTCAAACATCCGGGGCGACAGCATCCCGCGGGCAATTCCCAAAAACGCAGGCTCCATCAGGATGCTGCCTATCACGCTCATTTCCGTACTCTGCATTTAGAATATCTCCCTTGCCGTCATATCAGGCGTTATTTCTCGCCCGGCGTCCGGCTTCATCCGTCGCGGAGCAGGCGTCCTTTTCACAGGCTGTCCATCCTTTCGCCACCAGTTCAGCAGGGTGGCATAGTGGCTTTTGTAACGGTGCCCGGTTTGTGCAAGATAGGCCGAAAGGCGCTCTATGTATTCCGCTGCGCCAATGTCGCCCAAGCTGTCCACCAGCTTCCCATGCTCTTGCCCGTCGAGCCACACGTTCTCAAATTCGCCGTATTTCGCCTTTGCCGCGCTTTCTTTCTTTACTCCCCCTTTAGGGGGAGTTTCTTTCTTTAAGTTTTTAGCTTGTTCTAATTGTTCTTCTGTGTGTCGGTCGGGTGTCACCCTCCTGTCACTTAGAGTGTCATTTACTTGATAAGCATCGTAGTTTTTTATTGTGTACAAGCCAAAATCAGGGTGTCGCTCGTGTGTCACTTCGCCTGTCGATTTTAAGTGTTTTATTGCAGTACGCACATTTCGCTCACTCAATCCCAGTTCACCGGCAATTTCCGCAAGGCTTGTCGCACACTGCCCTCGGCCCACTGTTACGCCACGCCATTTCCTTGGTTCAAAATTGGCCTTCAAAAGCAAATGGATAAACACCCGCATGGTGTTTCCGTCCCCGTACCATTCCCATCCTAAAAGCCTGCGGTGCAGAAGGATAAAACCTTCCATCTGTCACACCCCGCTTTCAGAAAGGCAAATCTTCTTCGCTGTCAATCACCGTAAAATCCTCCTGCCCATCCTTAATGTCTACATTTCCCGCTGCCGGTGTAAACGACGTTTTTCCAGCACCGACAGAAGCCTTGCTTTCGGCAAAATGTACATTGTCTGCCACCACTTCATAGGCCGTGCGCTTGTTGCCGTTCTTGTCCTCATAGCTGCGTGTCTGCAAACTGCCGTTCACGGCAATCAGGCTGCCCTTTCCAAAGTATTTGCACACAAATTCTGCTGTTTTGCGCCATGTCACAATGTCGATAAAATCCGCCTTGCGCTCTTCTCCAGTGCGTGCAAAGCTGCGTTCTACTGCAATACGGAATGTACAGGTTGCAACCCCGTTCGGCGTGTGTTTTAGTTCCGGCCCTGCGGTCAGTCTGCCCATGAGGGCGATTACATTTAACATGTCAATCCTCCAAATAGTTCTTCCCAAACTCCCGGATGAAATCCTCTTTGCTCCACCCGTATTTTTCCATGGCCGCCCGCTGCCCCCGCACCTTTAAGGCCCGGTTTGCCTCTGCGTTTTGGTGTACGCTGTTCGGCCCGTTCTGGTGGCACCGGTCATGGCACAGGCTTACCCAAAGCCCCAAACGCTTTGATTTTTTACGGCATGCCCCGCCGAATATCTCATGCCGGTTCAGCGGGTCTTTGCTCCCGTTGGCATAGCAGATGGCACAGCACTCGTCCGCGTCCTCCTGCACGATGCTGGGCGCATATCCGTTGCGGTCAAGCTCGGCGCCATATTCATTTACCGCCATTCCTGCATCATCCTCTCTATCTCCTGCGGCGGTGCCGTATCAATGTCAAGCTGCCTGCATTCCTGCACAATAAGGTCTATCAGCCGCGCCATCTGCTTTGTGTCGTATACGCTGGAGCCATAAAAACACCGAATGTTGTGATACCCCGGAATGTTTGCGCACGGCCCCATATCCTCGCATATCCAGCCTGTGCGCCCGGCGCTCCATATCTCTGTCCATGCCTCTATTGCATCCTCACGCACAGGCACTATCTTACTGTTCCCGCCCACAAGCGGTATCGTCTCGCGGTAAATTTCTTCCGGAGATTTTGCAGGCCCGTTTTTGGAAAGCTCCACCGCCAGCTTGTCCAGCAGCACCCAGCAATAGGCGTTCGCGTCAAGGCTCCGGCGCTTTGTCTTTTGTTTGATGGTAAGCACATATTGCTTTCCCTTGTCCAGTCCATTCACTGCCGACAGAATCCGCGGCAAAAGGCTCATAAAGCCTTCCACCTTAAAGCACCATTCCTGCATATCAGTTCGCCCCAAATGTCAGTGTGCCGCCGTCAGATTCTTCTTTCAGGGCAGCTTTTTGGCAGGCCGGGCACATCACCTTGTTAAATCTCCGCATCGAATACTCCGCAATCTGCTCCGGCTTCCATCCGTTTTTACCAGCCGCTATCTGTGCACCGCACACCGTGCAAATCACAGGCTTTTCCGGTTCCTTTTCGGCCTCCGGCAAATCCTCGCCTGCATAGATATATAATCCCAGCCCGTGCCGTGCGCATGCTTTTGTCAAGCTCCGCTGAATTGCCTTGTTCACATCCGTGCTTGTCACACCGTCCAGCGGAATGCTTCTGTTTCGGTTATCCATCACAGGCAAATCTTCTATATGTTCAATGCCGTTCACTGTGACGCCGGTTTTCACCCAGCAGGTGCGCCCATCTGTGTGGTAATTCCACCCGTCTGCATTTTCATAAATGGTGTAAAAGGCATCGGGAAATCTTTTCTTTATTTCTGCCCAAGCCCACGCCCAAGAAAGATATGTAAGCCCGTTTTTCTTCTCGGCCTTATCTCCAACATTGACATCGTTTAATACCTGAAAATAATTCTTTCCTTCCATGTTGTCCTCCTGTTTTGTCATGCTGTCTGCAAAATCCCATAAAGCAGGCATTCTTCCACTGTGCGCTCTGTAATGCAGTTTTCGCATCCCAGCACAATATCTGTTCCTCGCACGGTGTAAATCGGGCCGTCTGTTTCTTCCCCGCACATGCCGCACTTATAGTCAAAGCCCTCTGCACTGTGCTTTTCTATGTCTCGCCAGCACCCCACGCACTCACCTGTGCCCGTGTAAAAATAGAGCACGTCGCCCTCGCCTTGATAGTGCCCGCATTCCGGGCAGCGCGTCACCGCTTCCGGCTCCGGCGCATAATCCCAATGGCTGCGCATGTTTCGGGCTACGGCTTCATGCAGTGTCATTGACTTTTCCTCCCTTGGGTGCTATCTTTTATGTAGTGTGATTTTTCATGCTGCCCTTGTGTTCCGTGCCAGCGGATGCAGGGCTTTTTATTTTGCCACGATTTTGTATACTGTCGTGTTTATGCCGGTCAGCGTATCTTCCCGTTTTCCGGCCTGTATCACCTTGCCTTCCCGGTCAAGGTCTGACAGTCTCGGCCTTACGCTGTTCATATCGGTATATCCTAGCGCCTGCATTACTTCGCGGGCTGTCATGCCGTCCTCCGGCCCTGCTTCAAGCACTGCGAGTATCTTTTCTTTCCTCGTCGGCATGTCCACTTTCGCAAGGCTTTCCCGGCGGCATCGCGCGCTGATTGCTCCATTCGCGCCCATCTTCCGTCACCTCCGTTCTCCATATCAGCCACACGATTCCTCCCAGCCCCGCAAACACAAGCAGCGCCGCCACCCATCCGGCCGGGCATCCGTCTATCGCGCCGCCCAGCGCCGTAATCATAAGTACAATCGCCGCCACAAGGCAAAAATCCTTCAAAAACTGTTTCATGCTCTTCACTCTCTCATGCGAACAGCCGGGCAAGCTGCACGCTGGTAATCTCACTATGCAGCCCCCTTCGTCTCAATGTCCTGGGGTTGCATCCTATAATTTCAGCCGCCTCTTGCTGAGTGTAAATCAGCTTGTCCGGGTATAACTCTTTTGCCCGTCGCCTGACATCCTCTAAGAAATCAGCATATGTGTCTTTTTCCCGCGGCATCTTGCCCCCTCCTTTCAAATCCATTTCAGAATATAAAGCCCTGCGGCTACCAATATCCCCGTGAGGATATACAGGGCAGCCCTGTTTTCTTTCGTATAAAAACCTCCCTTGCCAAGACCGGCAAGGAAGTGTTATACTGTCCTTGCGGCCTGTTTGGTGTGCTCAATCAGGTTCCGCTGCCTCGTCGGTGTTCGCTGCACCGGCGGGGCCTTCTTATTTCTTATTTTTCAAAACATCTAAAATCTCAAAAAGGACTCCAATTTGAAAAGCGCTTAAAAGAACCAGCATGGAAATCTTGTTTTTCATATTTTCCCCTCTTATGAAAATGCCCAAGCTAAATACAGCAAATAACTTTGGCCACTTGCACCATTGCCTGCGTTAATTCACAAATAAACGGCTCAGAACACGCTTTATGTGAACGCTCAGAAAGTAGCTGCAACTGCTTTTCAAGCGTTTCTAACGTGTAGGTGCGTCGGTCACAGCTATCGTCAATGTGTTCACTCTCAGTCTGTATTTTGCATTTGGCCTTGATTTCTTCCAAAGCCGCAGAGGCATTTTTTACCGCCTCACGGTATCCATCAGTTATCTTTTCAGTTTTCTCCATGGTTTGCTCCTTTCCTCTTGCGCTTGATAAAATTCAAAGCGTCCTTAATAATTTGAATAAAAAGCTCGGCAGCACAAATCACCAAAAACCACTTGGCCCAAAATAACCATTCCAATTTTTCTCCCCCCCTGCCGCCGCCTTCGGGCGGCCCATTTTATATCCGCATGGAATCCTAAATTTTTATGGAAGGCCGATTCGTCATACACGACAGCCAGTCATAAAATGCTTCCTTGAAAATGATGTAGGTTCCCTGCGCCCCGCCTGTGCCTACTGCAAACGGAAATTTCCCTTCTAAAATCATTTGCCCCAGCTT